TGTAAGGGTCTAGTAAGTACTCAAAGCCTAAAGATATTTTGGCTTGTATGGTTCCTACTACTATCGCATTTCTGTTATCGTAATACTGGCCCACTAATAACAAAGCCGCGTGTTTAATTGCCATTGGGAAAATAGTATCTGGGTCTACTGCGCTAGTTCCAACTGGATTAAATCCCTCAGATACTTCAATAATGTATTTAATTGTATCGTCAGTAATTGAGTCGGGCGCGGTATTGATAAAGATATTTCGTGAATAGTTGCCCATTGGGTCGGGCGCTACTATCCAATCGCTGCCAGCAAATGCCGTTACCGCTTGGCTAGAGTTTACATAACTTACAGAGTTTACAGCCAATACGCGGCTATTTACGCGCAGATAATTGCCGCTAGGTATATTTAGACCGTTTACGGGATTGATAAGCGCAGGCGAGCCCGTAAAGCTATCAAAGCCGTATTTTGCCGTACCCTTCTTAATCGAGTAGCCCAAGTAGTTACTGCAAGTATCTACGGCCATAGAAATAAGCCCACCAATATAACTGTCATCGTCTGAGGCAGTAACGCGCAAATGCTGTTTAGCGTCGGCCAAACTTAAATAGTCGGTTGCTACATTTGCAAAGGCTGTGTATCTTCTACTTTTAAACATTATTCGGCGTCTAGTTCGGTCTCTGGGTTAGTCGGTTTCTTTTTACTCGGCTTAGGTGTAGCTACAATTTCAACAGCTCCAGCCTCAAGTAGTAACTCGGCTTGCTTTGTTTCAATGTCTACCACTTCGCCCAAGTTGTAACTTAGGTTAAAGTGCCCTGTTGGATTAATTAAAAATTTTACTAACATTTGGCCCGAGGGGAGCAACTCAATACTCCCCACAGCACTCGGACTTTAAAGCCCCCGAGCGGGCAAGTTATTAGGCTACGATGTCCTTACAAACTGCGAAGGCCGCAGGCTGCAATAGGGCAGTATCCAAATAAGCGTTAAGAACTACGTTAGTCAAGCCAGCAGTAGCACCAGAATAAGGGTCAACTGTTAACTCCATTCCGCCCCAGTTTGCCACAGCCATTTTAGAGAAGTCTCCAAAAATCAAAGCTGACAAAGTAGTAGCGTTACCTTTAGACAAATTGCTAGGAACCAAGGTAGTAGTTTGAACATTGTAACCGTTCAAGTCTGTGCCACCTGCAGGCCAAATGAAGTTACCTTCAACGCCTGAAGCTTGGCGGCTAGTGGTTTGCAATTTGGCTTTTACAGTTGGGTTAGTCAAGTAAGCAACTCCGTTACCGTTAGCGTTTTCAACTGCTTTCATCAAGTTCACTACGTCGGCCCAAACTGGAGCGGCTCCGTTAGCGTTTGTGCTGTTAGAAGTTGCGCCACCTGCGAAAGTTACGTTTACGTTAGCGTTTGCGATAATACCAGTAGGCTCGTTAGAGCCACCGCCTTTAATAGCAGCAGTTTCCAAAGATTGCGCCATAGCGTTTAATAGCCAGTTGCGAACGTACCCGTCAATCGAGTTGCTAGATTGCAGCATAAGCTGATTAGATACCTGAATATAGGCAGCCAAACGCTTAGGGCTCAAAGTGATTTTGCTGAACGCTGGGCTCTTCTCAGTAGCAGAACCATTTTCAGTATTCCAACCTGCTGAAGGCAAAGTGCTAGCAGTTGGTAAATCCAAGTTTCCAACCAACCCGCTCAAACGCTGAACGCCCAAACCTGCTAAAACAGTTTTTGGTAGCAAAATGTCAATAATAGAACCTACTGAAGTTTGGATATTTACGCCACCTTCAGAGCCTGAGCTTCCGCCTGTGGCAGTCATATCGCGCTTAAATACTTCAGATGGGATTTTGATAGAGTGAGCAGAAACGCTAACGCCTGAACGCTGGAACTCTTCGCCACCCATTGCAGAAAATTCACCCTCAACGCCTTCACGACGGCCAGTAATAGCCATTTCCATCGCGCGCTTAAAGCTGTAATCTTTAGCCATGTTTGACTTTTCTTTTTCCTCGCTACGGCTTGCGCTGTGGCCTGCTGCCTGAGCTGCAAGATTTTGCAATTTCTCTAGGGTTTCAACCTCTGCTTTAATCGCACCCAAACGGGCTTCGATTTCGCTTAAGCGGTTAGTTTCAGTGTCAGCCATAGAACGCGCTTCGCGCTCGATAGTTGACTGCAAGGTAGACAATTCGCCGAGCAAACGTCCACGCTCTTCTTTTAGGGCTTTAATTTTATTCATGATTTTTGTTTTTTTAATAGTTTGTGTATCTGGCTAAAGCAAGTTTTAAAATATCCGCGCTGACTTGGCTTTGTTTTGCCGCTTCAATCTCTAGCTCTTGGTCTCTTATTGCTGCAATACTGCGAGCGTCTGCCTCTGTATCTTCATAAGCAGGGTAAGTAACGGGGCTAACATCGTAAAGGCTTTCAATCATTGTAATTGAACGCTTGCCCATGCTACCGTATTTTTCGCTTTCGCTCCAGTTCTGTTCTTTAATTGTAAAAGCAAATGAGCTCTGCGTAATGTCTCCGCGCATAATGCTGCGAACCACTGACATGTGCGTAGGGTTCTCGTAATCTGGTATCCAAGTATATTCTAAATTACCGTCACCATTTACAAATACTCTGCAAGTGTCTGCCTTTGTGCGGCCTAAAATTAAGTCGGCTTCATGGTTAAATAAACAACGAATATCGTACTCTTTAGCCAAAGCGTTGTCAAAGGCCCCCGCCATTATAACCTCCTCAAAATATCCAAGGTCAGTAACTGAATTAACAACGGCAGCAATTCCGCCGACTTCTTTAGGCATACCTTCGCCGTCTGCTCTGGTGTGAACGCTGCCCGTAATTGTGCGCCTCTCTTGTTTCATTTTAATTATTTTCTAAATTATTTACGCCCTCGGGGTTATTGTTTTTGTCTGCCGTAGCCATAAGGTTTGCAATCTTCGCATCCATATACTCGTTAATCTGACTGCTAGGCATTAAGTTGGCTTCTATTAAATATTCGTCGCCTCCGCTAAAACCGTTAACGTCCTCGTAAAGTCTTGCCTCGTTTCTAGAAAGCCAGCCGCCGCGGATGCCTTTATTATAGTAGTCTGCTCGCTCGTTAGCGGAGGCTCTCAAAAGTGAGTTAAAATTAAATTTAAAGTAATATGTTAGCTTGTCATTTTCCGTTAACAACTTGCGGGCTAATTCCTGCTCGATGTTTATAGCGTAAGACATTAAAGTGCGGGCGTAAAAATCTTGGTACTCCTGTTCAACGCTGGACTTTATCCCTGCGCTGGCTCCAATCATTGAAGCGGGCACTCCAAAGATTCGCGCAATTTCCTCGCTCGAAAATTTACGGGTTTCCAAATACTGCGCCTCTTCAGGGCTTAGGCTTAATTTTTCCATCTTAATGCCATTGGGCATAACAGCGCTACGGCTGGCTCCGTCTATAACATCGTCGAGGGATTTTTTCAAAGGCCCTGCTTGGTCTATTTTAATTTGTGAGTCTGAAGTTAACAAAAATTTCAATACCCCATTTTTATAAACTCCTGCGCTCTGGCTTATTGCTGCCAAGTCAATACCTAAAGTTTCAGCGTGCAATACTACTGGGCTTAAACCTATTAGCGGATTATCACCACACATTCCTTTAAAGTGTAGCATTTCCGTTGCTGGTATCATTGGAGGGTATCCTGCCAGTGTCGTCTTGTAAAACAAAAGGCCGTCCTGCATAACAGGGGTAACGTACTGCGGCGCGATTGGATGCAACTCTATACCGATATTCCGAACATCGCGATTAATAAAAGCGTATGCGTTGCCAGTTAGTGCTAAGTGGCTAGTCATGTACTTCGTAAAATCGTATTTAGTTTGGTAAGCGTTGGGCTCGTTAGTTAAAGCTGTGGCGTAGTGGATTATAATTTGGTCTCTGTTCTGCCCATCGTCTTTATACAACTTTAGGCCTAGCCCTGCTATCCCGTCCGCAATAACTCTAACGCAAGCGTGCACCGACGCAATAGACAAAGCCGTTGTATTATTTACAGCTTGCCCGCTTTTAGTTTGGTAGCCAAATACATTATTTAAGGTATTAACAAACCAGTCGGCAGGTTGCGATAGCATCGACCTTTTTTCTGTTTTCCTTTCCCAAAATCTTAAATTCATCGGTGCAAATTACAACTCCTTAAATTCTGCCTTGTTAACAAATCTTATTTATTCCGACCTTGCGCTAGCCATCTAGATAGAGCCGAGCGAAATACGTCGTAGTTTTTATAACGAGTTACTCCGTACCTTTCCAGATACTCGGCCTCGGTTGCGTTGTAGGCGTCCTCATAAGTCCGAAACTTAGGCAGGTTAAAATAGTACTTATTCATAAAGTCGTCAACAAATCTCATAAGCTTATAAACCAAAAGTCTGTTTCTTTTTCTTTGGCAGCGTCTTGCATAGCCGTGCCTAATGCCATTACAATAGATACAGGCCCATCGACCTTATCCCCGCTCTTTGCTTTGTTAATCTTAATATTTCCCGCTGGGTCGCTTGCTAGTAATACGTTACCCATCATCCAACGCGTAACTGGGTTGCCATCGTGTTTAAGTCTGCCGTCCTTTACTAGGCGCTCGAGTTCCTTGGTTGGGCTGCTCATTGAAATAAACCCCTGCCCAAAGGGATACATTTGCAATCCCTCATTTTGTAAATCAATTACAAGCTGCGAAGCGTTGAAGCGGTCGTAAGCTATGTCTTTAATTTCAAACTTCTGCGCAAGTTCTACTATCTGCGCCTTAATAAAATTATAATCCGTTACGTTGCCCTCGGTTGCAATTATCTGGCCGTCTGCAATCCATTGCCTAATACTTGCCCCTGCTGCGTCCTTTCTTTTGTAGGCCGCATCGCTTGGCAAAAAATACCAAGTGCGGATAGCCGAATACTCGGGCCAGTATAAAGTAAACGCGCAAAAGTCTCCAGTGCTCGCCAAATCCAAACCGCCGTAGCAAATCCCGTCCAAGTCTCCACGCTCGGCGCACTCCATCCAAGTGCCGTCATTAATCCAAGTTAGCGCGGTGTCGGTCCACACATTTAACAGTTTTGTTTTGAATTCAACTTCTTTGTGTACAAATTCCTTAGCCTCGGTTAGCGCCTGCTCTAACTGACGCGGATAAACACTTACCCCCCAATTAGGGTTAGCCTTAGCCCAGTTTGCCGAGTCGGTCCAGTCGTCGCCTTCGTCTAGCGTATAGATTACAGAAAATAAAGCATCGTCTACAATAGCCCCAGATAAAACCGAGGCGCAGTAATTGCGATGTTTATAACACGGCGACTCACGATTAAAGCCAGCTGTCGTAATTGTAAATAACAACGGTTGCCGTCTAGCCCCCATCGAGTTGCGCAATACGTTATAAAGTTCGTCGTTGGGGTGCGCGTGGTATTCGTCAATAACTGCAAAGTGCGTATTTAGTCCGTCCTGTTTACTTGGGTTCCATTCGAGGGGCTTATAAATACTTTGGCCGTAAAGTATGCGCCTATTGTTTACTGAGTTGTTAACAGTCAACGCCTCGGCGAGCCAGTCTACATTTTGGCAAACCCTTACGCTTTCCGCAAATACCATCATGGCTTGGTCGAGTTTAGTCGCCGCGCTATAAACTTGCGCCGCGCTTTCGCCGTCGGCCATTAAGCCGTAAAGCATAACCGCACTCGAGAAAGTAGATTTACCATTTTTTCGAGGTACTTCCACATAAGCCCGCGTAAATCTTCGCGAGCCGTCGGGATTTAAGAAACCAAACAGATTCCAAACTATAAACGCCTGCCACCCTTCCAACTTAAACGGCTTGCCCGCATAGTCGCCCGTGCTATGCTCGAGCTGTTCTATAAAGTCGATAGCGTGCTGCGCGTAGTTTTCAGAGAAACCCCAACCGCTTGCGCGGTCCGTTAAATACCTATTCACAGCGTTGCGCACTTGTTCGCACACAACTACGCGCCCACTCACTACGCCCTCAATATATTGCTCAGCTATTCGCAAAGAAAAAATCTAAAGCTAACTGTGCTAGGTATTCGTTTCTGTAAAGGTGAGGCGTTGAACTCCAAAGCCCGTCCTTTCCGCAAGGCTTAAACGCGCCGCCCTGTGCGCGGCAAATAATAAAATGCAAACCGCTTGGCTCTATGCGGAAAGTTACGCCTGCCGTTACTTCGACTGGCTCGGTTAATTCAATTTTCTTTTTCATGCTATTTTAGATTTTTGTAATAGTTCTAATTTACTTGCTGGAGCGCTCTTGCCTGTTTCAATCTTGCCCCTCGCGCTTGGCGTTACTCCGAAGAGCTGGCCCATTTGTGTAGCTTGCTTTAACGCTCGGCTCCTAACATCGTACCAAGGCGAAACTGCCTTATCGCCAAAGCGATTTACAATTACTTCGCCCTCCGCCTCTGTCATCCCGCACGCTTTTTTATATAATCCCAACTCGTTACAGTATCCTGCAACCAAACCCAAATCCACTCCAGTTAACAAATGATTATTTTTTAATTCTCTACAAGTTACATCCCAGTACTCAAAGCCCAGCGGAGTTAAGTGCGCAGGCGGTTGCGGGACCCCTTCGCTTAGTTCTACTAACATCGGCGCGGCAAGTTCCCTGCTCGGGCTCAGGGTGCCCTTCAAAATCTTAATTTCGGTTGGTATTCGTGGCCTTCCTTTCATATTTACAAATATATGCTAAAATTTTAAAGATTTATTTTTGCACGGGGGTGAAGAAAAT